ATACTTTAAGAAATAAATATAATGAATGAAATAAATTAGGAATTTATGAACATGTTTATGGTAATACCTTAAAAAAATATTTGAAGGAAAGTTAAAAAACAAAAGAATTAAAATAAAATCATCGCATGAGCGTAAAATTGTATCACATTCTAGGCCATATCCACCGCTTTTGTTTAAGCTATTCATTTTTGTTATTATTAAAAATAGTATCATCCAACAATATAATCAAAGCCGTAAATGTGTTATTTCCGCGCGGGAACTTGATATGGCCATAATTATGCCAATTTTTAATTTGTGCGTAAAAAAAAATAATATGTACAAATAATGTAGATTTTTAATATTATTAAATGATGCAAATTTTTTAATATGTGCATTAAAAAAACATGATTTTTTTACGCAAATAAAGATTTTTTATTTTTTGATTTGTATTAAAAAATTTTTATCCTACTACTTAAATAATATTGATTTAATTGCACAAATATGAATTTTTATTTTTGATTCGTATTAAAAAATTGATTTGTTTAAACATTAAATGGCCGTATCATATGGATCAATAATTATATTAGATTATAAATGTCTGCATTTATATACGAAACAATTGGAGCTGGTTTTGGAGCGGGTTTTGGTTCAGTTTTTACCAAGACAAAATTATGGAAAAAATCCGTTGCCAAGAATAATAAAAATTTAAATCGGCTAACATGGGTATCTGATGTAACAAAAATAGACTCGAGACCGGTTGATAAAATCTTTTATGTTAAAGATTATGATGATATTATTGATGTTATCAGGCTTGCCAAAGCTAATAATAAAAAAATATCAATTCGTGGACAATCTCACACAATGGGAGGCCAAACAATTATCGAAAATGGTTATTTAATTGATATGAAATATTTAAATAGAATCATTGATTTCGATGAATCATCTAAAACAGTAACAGTTGAGCCTGGAATTATGTGGTGTGAACTTATTAAATTCTTGAATGAATATGGATTATCACCAACAACTCTTCAATCATATTCATCATTTTCAATTGGTGGTAGTCTATCAGTTAATGCTCATGGAATCACGAATGATTATGGTGTAGCCGAATCGGTTATTAGTTTAAAATTTATTAATTCAGATGGTAAATTTGTTTCTTGTAGTCGCGAAATTAATCAGGATATTTTTTCTAAAATAATTGGCGGATACGGTTTATTTGGTATTATTTATGAAATAGTTCTCGGTGTTGTTCCAAATATGCCTCTTAAAATGGCGTACCAAAAACTCGGAATTGACGAGTTTTATGATAAATATTTGGATGCTGTTAATGATTCCGATGTTAATATTAAATTGGGAAGAATCAATATAATCAATTTTGATGAAATAACTCTAATTGTATTTAAAAATAATTTAGAGAAATTACCACTTAACAAATTAAATAATGATAATAAAGTGCATAATTTTTTCTATAAAAAAACAATTGATGCCTTCGAAAATCAGGGTGTAGTATCCAAATTAGAGAATAATCCACATGAAATGACAAAGGTATCTCAATTAATGTATAAATGGTTAATGCCAATACAAAATGGTCAAAAATTTAGATATTTTCTGGAAAAAATGCTCAAAAAACCATTGGATTGGAATGATGGCGGTGAACGAAATGGATTATTGTACGAATCCGCTGCAACAATGGGTACTCTTTATAATCCATTTATTGAACTGGATCGTACACATATTTTGCAAGAATACTTTATACCTAACAATGGATTTGCCGAATGGATGGAATTTTTAAAGAATATATTTGTTAATTCAAATTTTAATAAAATATCATTACTCAATATCACTATTCGATATGTGAAGGAGGACCAAACCACTTTTTTAAGGTATGCTAAAAATGATATGTTTGCTTTTGTTTTTTATTATCGTGTAGAAAGACATGATGATGCTAATATGGAATTAGAAGAATTGCACAATCTGTTAACGGATAAAGTTTTGGAATTGGATGGTACTTTCTATTTACCGTATCGACACCACTATTCTAATAGTCAATTGGTAAGAGCATATCCGGAAATTAAAGAATTTATTTTTGCAAAGTACCAAATAGATCCTGATAATTTGTTTACTAATATGTGGTTTGAACATTATCGAACCATTTTTTGCGATAAATTTGACCAAATGAATAGGAGTATGACTGAATTATTAGATACTTTTGATGTTACAGTGGTTGAGAGTTTATCCAATAGCAAAATAATATTTGTGGATGATAATGAAAAAGAAAAAGAACAAGAACTAATACCTACATTTCAAAACGTTGATAATAATTTTAACACAAACAGAAATTCATACCAAACCATATTTGCATCTAATATATTAACATACAAGTTTAAAGAATTTTTGAAAAATATATTTTATTTGGTTCCGCCAGAAAAATTATTTTTGTTGATTAAAACATTTATGAAAGAAAATCCAGATGCCACAGATATAGATGTTTTCGAATATGTTAAATCGTATATGGCATCATTTTATTTTCCAGGCAAAATATTGCATAAATATCGTACTATCAAAATTCTTTCTGATCAAAGAAAAGATTTTGTACAACAATTAAAAAATATTACTGAAAAAATTGGCGTAACTGAAATTAATGGATATGTTTCAATTGGTGACGCTGGTAGAAATATTGCGTTAATGAAATCCGTGCTGCAAATTTCGGGTAATATTTATGTGGTCAATGATAAACAAAGTATGGTTGATATTATTGAACGTGGACAAATTAGATCTGTTGGTAAATTTGTATTGTTTGATTATGATAATGATACAAATTTCGATATTGCCGATTGTAGTACGGATTTAGTTACATGTTTAATGGGTTTGCATCATTTTTCGATTAATAATTTAAATCAACTGGTTAAATCTGTGCACAGAATTCTTAGAAAAAATGGTTTATTTATTATTCGGGAACACAATGCTTATCCGGAATTGGTACCTATTTTAAATGCCGCTCATAATATTTTTAATGCGGTCACAGGTGAAACATTAGAAAATGAACAACGGGAAAATAGACAATTTCGTAAAATAAATGAATGGATAAAATTAATTGAAAATATTGGTTTTAAAAATATTGAATTTTATCAAATGCAAAATAATGACAGTACCGAAGATTTTATGATTTGTTTTAGAAAAATTGAATCAACATCTGAGCGGGCCAAATCATTGTTAACAAAATATATTGGTGATAGCGGAGAAAAATATGTTCGCGGATTGGATCAAACATATAGTACCCTTACAGAATGGTATTTGGTAGATGTTACGCAAAAATTCGGCAAGTTTATGGAACATACCCCGTATTATAGTTTTCCTTATTGGAGAAATATTTTGTTGTATTGGAGCTTATGGAATCGCGAATCCAGAATTATTAGACAAAAATGCGGTTTCCGAAAAGCATATTTAAGTGAATATACCATGGCCAGTATTGTGATGGGTACTACTGTTTCGATTATTTTAGCAACTATGAGTTTTTTATCATTTATTCCTAGAATGATGTATACATTGGAATCCAATGAGGATGCTAAACAGGTTTGTTTAATGATTATTCATAAAAAAAATAGAGATTTTAATGACAATCGAATTTTAATTCTAAAAACAGAACAATGGAATGAAACATATTTGATTAGTCTTATTAAAATACCCAGGTATTTAGAATTCACGAATATTGTTATTAGTTTGGCACAACAAGACATTGAATTTCATGAAATATGTGGTCAAAAAGAAATTCAACTAAAAATAGCCGTTGATAAACATAAAACATACATCACTAATTTGGTAAAAAATATGATTGGATGTGAATTTTTATTTGATTATCGTATTCTGGAAAATAGTAGCATAAATGAATTGGCTTTGTCTGTTAAAATCGAAAATTTATCCCAAGTTATTAATACACTACTGAATAACAGAATAGAAATACTACATATTTATGATTATTAATTTTATTTTAATACAATTATTAGAATACAATTAATAAAATACATACTGTTTTTCGCCATAGAAAATTTGTATAAAAAATGAATATTAAAGCCCGTGCCAGAATTAATATAATGGGTAGACATATCGATCACCAAAATGGCTTTATAAATACTATCATGTTGAATAAAAAAAATTGATTTAATAAATGATTCAACACACTATATATCATTTATTGAATTACATACACATACTTTTAATAAAGGTGACCATAATTAAAAAATGGAAGAAATAACACAACAACTAAATGGTGCATCCGAATCCGATTGTATTAATGAAAAACAAAAATCAAAAATTGGTTCGAAAATGTTACGTGAGGGATTCGAAACAAATAATTTCGACCTAATAAAAAAATCGATATCATACGGAATTTCGAGCAAACTTATTAACCAATTATTAGTTAATGCTGAACCTTGTACCGAAATGTTTAATTATTTATTTGCTGTTAAGACAGTAATGGTTATGGATTTGTGTAACAAACAAAATATATTGGACCTCAAAAAATATGTTGCTTTCAAGTGCAGATATCATTTTGGAATTGAATTCGATAGCAAACCAGCAAAAACATTTAGTGCAGAGGATTATGATTCAGAAGAATATTTGGATTACAGTGAAAAAATTTTAAGAATGTTTTCCCTAACCAAACAAACTGAATTTATTGAATTGGTTATTTTGACATTGGCACATTATTTTTTAAATTTGGAACATTTATTTGAAATGCAACCATTTCTGAAAAAGGAAACATTGACTGTTTTCCAACTAATGAGTGCCCAAGTAGAAATAAACAATCTTTATTTTTTGGTTATGAAAAAATTTTGTGATAGTTTGGAAACTGGTAGTGAAATTATTTTTCCAGAAAATATTAATTGGTGTTTTGATAATCCAGACAATCCAATTGAAAAAACAATTAATAAATATTTGGAAAAAAATCCAGAAATCGTATTAAAAGAAGAGCCAATTGGAAAATGCATGAAGATGACAATTGATCAATACCATGATTTTATATGCGAAACCTACGATATTAATGCCATGGTTAGACTAATCCATAATTTTTATGATGTGGCTAAAATTACGGATATCTTGAATACATTAAGTGATAATGAAAAAAGTTATTACGATAAGATAAAGATATATGGTGTTATTGTATGCGAATTCATTATGAGTCAACCTATGACCAGTTTCTTAAAAAATTAAGTCATTAATTATTATTATTTATTTTATAAATGATAATAATCTATTTTTTTATTAATTTTAGTGTTTCGGTAAATCTAATAAATTCACGGAGGGCATGATTTGCTAAAACGGGTGAAATAATACTTTTTAATTCACCACTGTTTATTTTATGACCAGTATCCTCAGCAAATTGTATTAATTCTTCACCATATCTGATAGAAATAAAAATAAGCGCAGTTTGTTCAGTTGGTTTCAAACCTTTTAAAGCTGCTTCATCGACCGGTGTCCATTCTTTCGGAAATGGGTCATTTGGTTTTACCTCATCACCAGTAAGAGATTTACCAGCTCTAAATTTGGACATACTTTTTAGGGTTATACTAGTTTTCTTATTTCTTTATATTTCTTTATATTTTATATGTGATTTTTATTATAAAATTACATATAAAATTTACTATTATTTGTATTTTCGCATTCCATTCATTCTAGCAACAAATACATTCATTACTTGTAATACATCTTCCATTAATTCTTCTTGTGGTTCTTTCCCTTCTTCCTTATTTATTATTTTTATTTTTCCATCCGAATATTCTTCTATTATCCTTTCTATTAATGTATAACCAAATCTTGCTAATCTATCTTTGTATGCTACTACTATTTCTTTTATTTTCCCTTCTATTGCCCAATCTATTATTTTATTTAAACCTTTTCTATTTAAATTTATTCCTGAACCTATATCTTTTATTATTTTATGTTTTGGATATCTTTTTTTCATATATTTAATTTGCCTTTCT